CGTATGAAACAGTCTCAATAACTTGTCTTGCTAAGTTCAGCTTTGGGTTTGGGCTTTCTCCCGCATCTAAATAAAAGCGCCTTTTATTGACTACAGTAGAGGGGCGATCTGACTTAACATCATCTTCAAAGAAAGGGTCTGAGTATCCTGCCCCGGCATCAGGAGACGTAAATGGTCCTGGGTATATGGGGTCTTCTTGGACTGGAGTTGGCCCAAACTCACGGCTTTGCCCAGCCTGCCATGCAAACGATGACTTCCATGTGGACGCAAATTTCTTGGCATCTTCCGCTGAATCAAATTCAATGTAATTCCCTTCAGCTACTGCGGTGTAAGGATCTCTGTCCTCATACAAACCTTTCGTTGAATTATTATACCGCATTGAAGGGTAAACAATATGCGCCTCTTTGCCGTTAATGTGTATCGGCTTTTCTGGCGACGTGTACATCAATCGGTGTGTAAACTCTAAGTCCTCATCTGAAGTTCTATGGTCTGTCCACTCCCCTTCTGGGTTAATAAATTTCTTAGGATACTTCTTGGGATCTACAATTCTCCGCACAAACGGAATATTGCTGTTTTTTTGAATGTGAACATCTGGGTTAAAGACAACTGGACCGGCCTCAACCGCTTTCACAAACTCGTCTACTTCACTAGTCCCGTCCGGGGAATACGAAATGGATGGACCCTGGTCAATGGGAACTACATCTAATGTCTCGCCGGTCTGGGCCTGTATGGGCTCTGGAAGCGGCTCTGGCTCAGCCTGGAATGCGTGTAAAGGGGCAGCTTGGTATTGGTACTCTGGAGTGTCTTCATAAGGGTTTTCGGCAGGCCCTTCAATAAAGGCGTTTATAATAGAAACAGGACCCGGCATTTCCACTGGAGGGCTTTCTGGCACATACTCCACAGGCTGTGGCTCAGGCAAATCTTGAGCAGCCTGGTGTGCAGCCATCTCTGCTCTAATTAATCGCAACTCCTCCTCTTCCTCTTCCGTGAGGGGGGTTTCGTTAAATTGAACCATTGCTATTTAACTCCTTAGCGCACGGGTTTGGGGACCAACTCTGCATGAATTTGCGCTAGCGAGTCGCCTCTGTCCAAAGCTGCGCTTATTTGAGCACTGTTTATTTTACCCTCATTTAGTGCTTTTTTGATGTCAGTCATTAAGCCGGATGAGTCCCTGCCATCTGGCATAACCCCGGCTTTTACGGTTCCGAGCCGATTCCATGTCGTTTTTCCTTCCGGCGTTTTCCAATAACCTGTTTCCGCTTTGGCTTTTGGTGCTGCCCATTCAGCGGCATCTCTGTTCGTTGATTGCCGCACCGCCCACGCCTGATTTCTTAACGCCATCATCGCCGTGGGACTCTTTTTAAGTTGATTATAGACTTTGCCTCTGGCGGCAATTCTTTTGTTAAGAGGCTGCGTAGTATCTCGCATGATTTGTACGTCTTCTTGATTAGGTACCGCACTGAGATACGAGCCCTTAAGCCTGTTAATTACTCTCGGGAGTATGGTGTCTGCAGTAGCGGGGTCCCCAAGCTTATTCATGTAATCTGCTTTATTTGCTTCAGAATCCCTACCGTGAGTTACTCTGTAAGTATCTAGCTCAGATCCGCTAAGGGCTGCCATATTGCTTGTTGGGTCTATCTTAAGATTACCTTTCCCTTGGTTGGCAGCCGCTGCACTATCTATGGCCCGTTTTTTTAGCCCTTCAAGCTTTTTTTGTTGCTGCTCGGGTGTTGCGTTGCCAATAATGCCCGGTGAACTACCAACATTTGGATTGTCCATGGCTTCTTTATAAAGCAAATAGGCTGCAGCGGCATTCTTTGCATCAACGACTCTGCCTCCTGCTCCGCGACCTCCAGAGCCGCCTCCCGTTTTAGTTGGTGTAGGCGCTTTTCCTATCGCAGTAGATGTCTCAGAAATGGCGAGAGATCTGCCTTCATCAAGCCTAGCCCGCAGTTGATCTGCAGCAGCAGCGTCCATTCCAAGCTTTAAAGCATGGGCTGCAATTAAAGCATCTCGAGCAGGGCTTTGGGGAAGAGCAGCAAGGGCTTTCTCAAAATTACTAAGCTGGTCTCTAAGAGCCGTTGCTTGCTGCCGCTGCTCTTGGGACAGGTCTTTAAAATAGTCAATGGCCTCTTCTCTTTGGGCCATTATAGGCTCTTTATAGCCTTTGAAGTAATGCTCTGTTTGTGCAGATGGAAATTCCGTTGAAGGGTCTTTTACTCCAACTTCGTAGTCTACCATTTTTGTTTTTGGGCCAAAGTGAGAACTCATCGCAGCTTTTCTTACACTGGGGTCTACGTTGGAAAGATTTCTAGTAAGAGCATTAGACCCTATTTCCGCAGCGGCTGCTGCGTTTGCGTACTGCTGTTTTTTTACATTATGTTCGTGTTGCTTTACGCCCAAGTCATGCGTCTTCTGAAATTGCCGATTTGACTCTACAAATTTCTTCGCCTCTAGCTCTGTCTTTTCTTTGCCACCAAACCACTCATAACTTGCCGCATTTACGGCCAAAGCGCCTAATGTTTTAGCCATTGTGCTAAGGCCTGCATTTAACAGTTGATAGCCAGGGTTTGCCAGCCTTCTTTGGTGGGCCAACTCTCTAGCGCGAATTTCATTGGGGTCTCCCCCTGGATCCCTAAAACGGGCCATTTTAAACCTCCAATGCTATTAACCGTATGCGTCTTCATCCAGGGCCGCCGCAATTTTAGAAAGAGTATCTAGAAGCCACGCTGCAACTTCATCCGAATCTTTTCCTTCTGCTACATCTGACATCGCCTGCCCAAGAGCCACAAAAATAGAAGCCCCGTATCCCTCATCGTCTGCCCCTTCGTACTGGGTCTCAATCATTCCTAAAAGGCCGCTAACGTAATTAGCCACATCTTCACCAAACATAGTGGCAACGCCTAGACCCGCTTGCTCCAATTCGGCTGCAAGTTTTTCCGACTCTTGCTCTAGGTCTAAAAGTTTCGTATAGGTATCGGCTTCAAGCCCCCATTTGTTAATTAGTGCCTGGAATTTTTGCAGGTCAAGGCCATATTTCTCAAGGTCTAGGGCAGCAATATCCCCTTCAGCAATATATTTCTGGATTGCCGCTGTGAAATTTTTAATGCCTAAGTCTGCAGCCATTTGGTTTAGCTTTTCCAAATCCATGGCCATTGTTTCAAGATCTTTGAACTGTTGAGTTACGCCCTTCATTTCTTCAAACATTTGAGCGTAATCAGCCTCAACGGCCTCCATGTCTTTTACTTCTAAGCCCATGTACTCAGAAGCCATCTGCTGCAAAGAGCCCGAAATCGCAGCATTGATGTTCATGGTGTGGGCGGAAGAGCCAAAGGTCCCTGCCATCGCAGCTTGTCGATCTAACCCCATAAGAACTTGCTGCAAGTGCGTTGCGTACTTTTGGTCAAGAAGTTCTATGGCTTGTTTCTTTTTCTCCGGGTCGAGGCCAATGGCATTGTCACCACTTTTTTCAAGATACTTTTCAACAAAATCCTCAATCGCCTGTACGTTCTCTGTCCCAAGTGTAGGGTCTACGCCATCGTAAGGATCTGGAGTTTCAGGGACTTCCGGCTTTTTAAGCGTTGGAGACGCAGGCGCACCAGGAAGCCCAGATGTTTCATCATCAAGCGAAGCCTGCATTTCTTCTGCGCTTTTTGCCTGATAGCCTGCGTCACTACTAACTTCTAGCTCATCTAGCTCTTTTAATGCCTCAGACACTTGCTTAGCAGCCTCTTCCACTCCTTTTTTTGGCGCATTTGGATCGTATTCCTCCTCCTCTGCCTTTTCGTCTTCCCAATCTTGGTAGAATTGCAAAGATTTCGGGCGTCCTAGCTCTGTGAGGTTGGACATTCCAAGAGCTTTGTTTGTTTCTAGGATTTCCTGCGGCGTCATAGTTGCGAGCACATTGTATCCTCTTGTGGGATCGAACGCTCCCTGAGTAACAGCAGGCCGCCCTGTGGCAGCTTGTCCGCTGGTAACAACAGGCCGCCCTGTGGCAGCTTGTCCGCTAGTGACCTGCGGTGGCTGCTTCATGGCTGGCGTAAGCTTTCGCACAGAAGGTGCCGTAGGAGTCATTCCTGGGATCCCAACAGGCGTTTTGCTTTGCTGGTAGCTGCTTGCAGCTTGCTGGGCAATTTGTTTGCCTACAGGCATGTTTGGGTTATACCCACCGCCAGAAGCAAGGTTTCTTTTTGCTCGCTGCTGAGTGCCAGGAGTTGCGCCCATTCCAGTCTGATTGCTGGGTCCTTTTGGAAGTGGTAGTTTGGTTACCATAATAACTCCTAAGTAATGTGCGGCGTGCTAAGTCGAACGGTAAGAGAAACAGTTGGCGGCAGCGCAGTCCCAGCGTCATTGTTTTGAACAATCAGCCGAATGTAATGATTTGCATTAACAGTCGCATTGGCGACATTGGAAAGCGTCAAAATCGTCTGAGAGTACGAGGCGTGGTGACACGAATGAGTTACCCCGGCAGCAACATTTGTCCACGCAGAAATATTATCCGCAGCATCTGTTCTCTGAAGAATAAAGGTTAAATTCTTGGCTGCGTCATAATCAGGATCATTGTCCACCACAATAACTGGATTTGACTTAAAGGTCATCGTAGCGGGTATTTTAACCACGCTCCCTGTCAAAACATTGTAATGATCTGCGTCCCGGACTGCTCCAGCAGAAGCTGCCCCGGAAGAAGCGGTTGCTCCAACAGATTGATAGCCAGTCAACAGGCCCGCGTATGTTGCCGTGAGACCAGTTACCGGAGAGCCTCCACTAAACATGGCTGTGTCTATGTGTTTCCCAGTGGCAGTAATTACCAACTCTGAATTTGGATACGCTAGGTTATCGTGGTCAACGTTCCCATTTAAAACGCTAGCAATTGCACCAAACTTGGAATTGTGCATCGCTGCGTTATGCAGATCTCCGTCGCTATCCCCGGTAATCGTGATGTATCCCATTTTAACCTCTTGTTCCTACGCAGTATAGATTATGATTGCTCTCTTTGGGAACCACCTTTTACATTCCCAAGTACGCGAATCTCAGAAATCTCCAATCGGTGTGGCTCAGATGTATTAATAGAATACAAGTCCACATAAGCGGCCCTGCCGTCTTCGTCTGGGGCATTTACCCTTGCATACGCCTCAACGTACTCAGAACTAAGGAGAGGGGCGCTGCTGCCAGCAGGAGACTCGCCTAAAACCATTTCGTTAAGCACAGACTTCGTGTTTTCACTAAACCCTTGCTGCGAGTTAATTATTGTGTCTGTAAACTCTACATCAGTTTCAGTGGCATCAAATAACTTTAAACCCTCTCCCTCAGACCTAACAGTGGCCAACAGGGAAGAAGCGTTTGGGTTATCTTCTACATTTAAGCCAAGCTGCTTTCTCCGCACAGCGATATCTGTGCAAATAATTCTCCCGTCTGAATCTACTCGACCAACTCGGCCCAATCCAATTAAAACAGGAAACGCATCTCCCTTTACCTCAACTACGTCTTCAGACCCGTCTGCCTCGTAAGTCCCCGCAGTAATCACATCCTCTCTTCCGCCAAGTTCATAAATCTTATCTGGCTTTGTATTCCCACTTGCGTCATCACTCGGACTGCTTGAAAAGAAAACACGCTGTTTTCCCTTGTAGGTATACTCCGTCATATTAGTCCAGTTAAGAAGATTATACTTAGTTCCTGTGCTGGTCGGAGCCGCTGGTTTAGACGGAGGAGAAGGACCAAAAGAAGCCCCTGGAGTAAGGGAAGTTGCGCTGTATTCCGGTTGGGCACCAGAGCACCAAATAGACCATTTGCCAGGTCCCGCTCCTTCAAGCATGTCTGCATAATTAAATATCCAGACCATATTGTTTTTAGGAGAATCATTTGCTGGCAAACTAAGCATAATCTGTTGCTTTCGTTTGTCGTTAATGCAAATGGCTCGATCCATTGCATTTGGATTCACAAAAAATGGATACCCAATGTTGCTAGCCTGGAGCTTCTTTTCGTTAGCTCGAGTAATGCTTGGACGAGTTCTGCTAAACCAAAGCCCATCCATTTCATACGATATTTTATTTATCGTATTTCCGTCTGTCATGTAGCAGCCATCAGTTGCCACAAAAAACAAATAATCTTTAAAGTAGCAAAACGCTCGAGAGCCCACTAATGAAAGCTCTGCAATGCGTACTCGTTTTGGACTGTTGCTACCGTGATTAATTATTTTATAAACATTTTGATCTCCAAAGACCACCAGGTTTGTCCCAACCCCCACCGTGGCAGTAACATCCTCATTAAAGACCCAGTAAAAACCACCGGGGTCCGTAACAGGAAAACTTCTCCAAAGAGCAGGCTCAGAAACCAAAATTGAACTAGCGTCAATATTCACTCGGTTTCTCTGCAAGTTAAGAGTCTCTTCCGGGGGATTTGAAATATGAACCTTGTCAGACTGAGAAGGAACATCAAAGCTTAACGCGCAACTGTAAGTTCTCTTAAAGCCTGAAATGACAATTTGATCAAAAAAGTAGGAAAACGTAGTCGGCTTTAAATCGCTAAGTATGTACGACATAACTAAAGGAAAGTTCCCGCTCTCCAACACATTGGAACGAACCCTAAAGTTATCACCTCGATTTAACAAATGGGTGACCACCTGATTGCTAGGCTTCAATATCTCCACTTCCCACAAAGCCCCAATTCCATTGCAGAAATAAACAAACCGACCTGCTGCAACAAAGTTGTACTGAGATTTTGGGAAATAGCCTTCAGAAAAGGGAGGAATCGACACACCATCAACAACCGTTGGGTGCGGACTTCGAGTCTCAGAGTACGGTCCAGTTAATTGATACCAAGCTCGAGCTTCTCCACCTTCTCCAAATACAATTAAATAAACACGGTTTTCAGATTTACTGCCAAGTATAGAAAATAAAAATAACTCATCTTCTAGCATGTATGTAAATAGCCCCTGGCACCGAAAATCAGTCGCTGCAGGGGACCCAGACAAAGAGCTTGCAGGGTCTGCAAACGGGCGAACGCCTGGGCGCTCTCGATACATTCCCCGGTCTGAGATGTCTACATTAAGAAGAAGATCTGGAGCATCTGGGGCAGTAACTTCCCGCGTATCCATCCCTTTAAAGGGAGGCTTGTACTCCGCGATAACTGGCGATGATGGCCTCATTTAGTACTCCCATCGCATTGAATCTCTTTGTTGTGGCTGCTGGCGCTGACGCTGACGACAACCCATCTTTAGATTTGAGTCGTACTCCCCAAGCACTTCTTGATACAGCGCAGATAATTGTGAAATGTCTTCACCCTTTGCGCTTTTAGCTTGGATTGCAGCCTTGTACACAATTGCAGAATGGAACTGGGGCAAAAACCCACCCAATAGCTCCTGGTCCTTATCTATTAGGTCAGGAAGCTGATCGGGAGTCCACCGCATATAAACATAAACTTCTTTCTTTGGTATGGGTCGAATAGAGAACTTCTTGCCCATAAAGAACGCCTGCACGGTACCACCACCGCCAAAACTAAAGCTAGGGATGTCAATCAACGAATCTATGGAGGTTGCTCCTTGTAGGCTCGTGCTTGAATTAACGGCGCTTGTAAACCCAGTAGACTCCATATTCGTTCTACGGGGCATATTAAGCTGTGCAGGAGTATTGTTTACGCTAATGTCTTCATCTTTATTTAGAAGACCCGCGTACCAAATTGCCATAGGCAAACCAGACAGTTTTACGTTTAGGTCTACTTCATTTGCATTTGCTTCGTAAGTGAACCTGTCTGTAATCTGAAATATCTCCGGGCCGTAGTTTACTACCCGGTGGTACATATCTAGGTTTGCATCAGAAAGAAGGTCTAGTAGGTATTGTTCAGTCCAACCACCAGAGCCGTCCACCTTCCCACGGCGTTGCAAATATCCATTGAGTCGGCGTACAGCGTTTTCTACATTCATTACGGTATAATAATGCTAGAGGTAGTTTTATTTCGGTCAAACGCTGACCCAAAGTATTTACTACCGTAGTTTGGTCCTGAACCATCTTCGCCAAGGCAGAAGTTCATGTCTTCTCCAGTGGCACGTTTCCAAATCCAAAAAATATCGTCTACTCGACCATTTGCTTCATTAATAGCATCTTTGAGTTGAGTTTCCTGAGCTTTATCTTTTAGATCTTGCATCCTTTGAATAGCTGCGTGACGGCCCTCGCGCCAGTCGAGAACCAGTACACGCAACGAATCCAAATGGACTTCCGAAGGAGTCCCGAAAGACCCAGCTTCACCAGGGACCTCAATGGTCATAATAGTGAAGATGGGTTTCTTTCCCCGGTACCTTTCGTTATTTGGCTTTTGCCCGAATACAACCCAACGATTTAACTGAACTCCGTCAAAGTTCTTTTCTACAAAACGTAGATAAAACTTTTCGTCAGGCAATAAGCCATCTAACCCATTAGCGCGTGTCTCCCATTCTTTGTGGGGTCCGGCATCGCTAGTTTCTACAAGGTGCCGGAAAAAATCTAACTCTTGACGAATTAGATCATCCCGGTTTTCCATCATTGGAAGCATAGCTACCCTTTACTTTTTGAAAGCCTTTCCGCCAACAGGCTTTAGCTGGCAAAAGATCCGGCTTTTACCCGTTGTTCCTGCTGCCACAGTAAGGTCAAACAATGCAACAGTAGACTGGCCAGCAACGCTTGCCCCTCCTGCTGTATTTGTTGCGTTTCCGCTACCAAGAGCACCAACAACAGAGTTTCCGCCCACAGTCCCAACAGACACGCCAGCGAGATCTCCATCAGGGTAAATCTCATAAATTTGCCCTGCAAAAGATTGACTTGAAGACGCTACTGTATACGTCTTAATGATTGCATCATCATCTACAAGCGTCCAATGCCCTGCTGTATTGTTAAAGCTTTGGCATGCATAAAGACCGAGCTTAAATTGCATGTCTGTTCCAGAGTGTGGAGTACTGCAAACAAGCCAAATCTTTTCAATAACCCACTCGCCACCCCAAGTATCCTGAGCGCCTGTTCCGGCAAAAAGAAAACCTTTGGTGTTTACTGCAGTAAAGTCTGCTTCTGTGACTACGTTATTGTTTTGCATCAAGTCCACAAATGCATCATTACCAGCTGTATGAACATTTGCGTCAGCAGCAATTACAAAAGACTCAACACGCGGCCCAAGCGCCGGGGCCTGGTCTGTGGCTCCCGCAGGACCACTTCTTAAATTATCATTCGCCATTTTATTTCACCTTATCCTTTGTATTCAATGTTTGGCGCAAGTCGCGCAAAAGCCACGGCGGTTGTCCCCGCGTCGGCAACCCCAGTAACAGTAAAGTGAACACCTTCACCCTTTTCCAAAACAGGGACACCACCAGAATCAACAGACCCTGTACCAGCAGCGTTAAAATCAAACGCCCCAGCAGTGCTATAAGTAACCCCTTTTTCAGCCGCAATTGTAAAAGTTGCAGGAGTCGGGTCTCCAACAAACTGAGCACCTCCAGCAGCATTTCCAAAAGTAATGTCTACTCCTGATGATCCAGTTGCATTTGTTGTGACAATTCCCAACTCAAGCACTCGATAGCTTTTAAACTGCGGTGGCAAAGTCAAAGCAAGTTGCCCTGTTCCACTCAGATCGTCTTCAACTGTTTGTACAATCACCTCTCCAAGCTCGTTTGATACGTTATGTGCTTTTTGAAAGCTCATATCATCCTCCTTAAAAGCTAGGGGGCAAAAGCCCCCCAGTCAGTCATTAGGTGCTAATCAACCCAGTTGGTACTCGGATGTCCTCTTCACGGCCTTGGCAGCGTGGGTTCTCACAAACAAGTTCAAACTCGTTGTAAGCATACGCTTGGAAGGCAAACGTGCCAGGAATCTGCTTGAAGATGGCTCCAGTTGAGGTGTCCCAACCGTAATCACCAAGCTTCACTCGCTTCATCGCAGAACGATCCATGATGGTGTAGCTGTTCAATGGAGCAGACCGTGCAGTCTCCCATGGAATCTGACGCGCACCGTACTGGTATGCAATCGTTTTGTGACCTTTAAGAGCTTTGAGGTCTGTCTGCATGTAGACAGGGTCAATCTCTTGGAGGTAAACCTGAAGCAAAGAGTTGTGTGAGAAGATAACAGGATCCATCTCATCAACATCTTTAGGCCCAAGATCTGCCATTCGCATCAACAAGCTAGTGATTCGCCAGTGGTTGAAGTCACGAAGGGTATTGCCGTTTCGGACAATAAAAGACTGCCAAGGCGCTGCTGTGGCACGATCAATTCCGTGGTATGTACCGATGTCTTCAATCGCATCAGCAAGACCAGTAATCGAGTTGCCCCACTCGTTTCCGTTTGCGTCACCTTCAACAATGAACATCTGAGCCGCATTGTTGCCCAGCGCAACATCCAATGTGAATGTTTGTGCTGCTTGGTTTACGGTCTGAATAATACCGCTCGTTCCAGTATTACCTTGCAACTGAACAGGAGTACCAATTTGAACTTGCATACCAGGACGAAGGTATCGACAACCAGCATAAGTTGCCATGTATGCTTTAGTGTTTGTCAAAGTGGTATCTGTTTCACGCTGACGAGAAGGAATATTTGGAGTAGCCCCAGTAGAATCAGTAAAGTTACCAGACCCAGCCGGAATAACACCAATCACACCAGAGTTTGCAAATCCAGCAGCACCAGGAAGTGCAGCACCATGCGTTCCACCCCAGTACTTAGGTCCAACTCGGTTTTTGTGTGAGTTCTTCACATCAGAAACCAACTCATCCATGATCTGCCGGTACATACCAGGCTTGTCATGTGCTCGCATGAGCTTTGGTCCAGTAATCTCCACAATATCCATGTGGGGGTACAATCGAACCATGGACTCACTGTAAGAAGGTGGGTTGTAAGCAGGAAGAACAGGTGCAGCAGCGCCCGGTCCACCAGAAACAAAACGACTTCCACTTCCTTCAGAGGTCTTGTACAGTTGGTACATTGAGTCTCCACCATTCCAGTCTTCCTGGTTAATGGAGTCAATCCACTTCTCAACATCATCAACAGAGTCAAGAAGCTTGATAATTACATCAGCGTAAGTGTACTGGAATAGTTCACTAAACGCTCCTACGGACGTTTGGCTGGTCTTATTAAAGGCCATTGTGTGTCTCCTTATTTACGCGCTTTTTTTCGGCGCACTAAATCTTCAAGCAAGTTGCCAGCCTCCTCGGGAGTGCCGGGAGATTTTGGCATTTCTTCAAATCCGGCGGCAGAAAACATATCGGGAAGCATTGCTTTGCTTTCAGCGGCTTCACGCCGACGCCGATTCTCTTCTGCCATTTTCGAGGTCATGTCGTTAAACTTCTTGACCCGATTTTGGGCTACCTGGAGAGCAATGTCTTTGACATCTCCGACAGGTTGTCCAACAGTTTGTCGTCGCTTAACTTCTTCCGAAGCATCAAGCATAATTAGCCGATCAAAATCCATAATCGTTTTTGACTCTGGGTGCGATTTTTTAAACGCCTCCAAAGCACGATCTATCTCTCGACCAGCAGTCTGCTGAAGAGCGTCTGATGCATATTGTTCAACTGCTTGCATACGCGGCTCGAGTCGCTGTGCAATCATCTGCTCAACGAGTCCCTGAACACTTGCCTGGTCACCAACATCCACTGAGTCATACCCGGAGTATTCTCCTGTAGACTGCGTGTGTTGCTGCATAGAGGCAGATTCAACTTGTCCTCGATAAAAAGCTTCATTTTGCTGCGCCTGTTCCATTGCGCGATAAGCTTGATTGTAGTGCTGCTGCAATTGATTTTTATCATTTTGAACAGACTTCAATCGGTTTTCCAATTCTGCAATACGCTCTTCTGCTGATTTACTCATTCCCTGATCCCTTTATCAAAAGTTAAACTTGTGGTGGCCCCCCACCTCCAAGATCCCCTGCGAAACCTGACGCTATAGCCGGTGCCATTGCTGGCCCTGATGGGGGTGCGCCCTCCTGCCCTCCGCCCTGTAGGAGTTCAAGAGGATTAACGCCCCCACCAGGTTGTTCCATACCAGGCTGCATAGGTGCCTGATTTGGAGCAATTGCCGACTGGTGTCTTTGCAATAATTGTTCTAATTTAGATTGTTGGTCAACAGTAAACTCTAAAAAGAATTTAGGGTCACGCATATTTTCCAACAAAACCGAGATATGCTTCTCGTGATTCATCCAAGGTTTAAAAAAGGGCTCTTGCCCATCTTGAATTCTTAAAACATTTAATTCTGCAACAGCTTTATCGCCAGGTTCTTCAATATCGGTCAGTTTATTTGCAACTGGAGCACCTAATAATAGCTCAACAATTGCGTCTGTCCGAGGAGTACTTTCTTGAAGCATTCCATTTGCAGCAAGCTGCATAATAGAACTTCGTATTTGATTAGGGTATGAAACAGCGGCAGAGCCAGGAACCATACGCACATCAATTAAATTAAATGGCAGCCCATCAAATTCATATACTGAAGGCTGTTCACTTTTACCCATTAATGCAAAGCGATACCCGATGGGTAGATGGTCTTGGCAAAGTCGGACGAGTTGGGTTGCCTGGTGAGCTTGAGCCGCTTCAATTTCTTGTACCGTAGGAGCCATCGCAACCTGGTTCTCTTCAAGAAGACGATCCAAGTACGCAGCACTATCCCCTCGAGCAGGCGTCGAACCCCCAACAGGAGAAGCAGTCAAACTCAACGCCTCTAAGTCAGCCATCGCATCTGAACGCATTTGAAATACGTGTTGCGGCAACTGAGGCGGGACCATGAATGTGGGCTTCTCTTCCCCATAGGGAATGTATTCATAGATCTCACCAGGCAAACCCTGAAAGTTTACATCGTTAGACCCTTGAGGCTTTAGCATGGGAGGATCTGCCGTCCTCTCTGCCGCCCGGATCTCAATGCGTTCCACTAAGTCCAAACGCTTTTGCGCTTGGCGGAGCACATCAACAACACAAAGACCCCAACCCCTGTCGGAGAATTGTCGATCTCGGAATGTTGCGTGCGGGTAATCGTTGTAAGGAAGGCCATTAACCAACTTAATTATCTGGTCACCAGCATAGATACAACGAAATCCACTCTGGTAATCCAATCCGTTTTTCTCAGAAAGAACTGGCGCGTGATAAAAATCCCACACCTCTACCATTTCTTGAGGAGCAGAAAGGCTTGGGTCTCGCATACCAAAAGTCGCATTTGCCTCTCGGAACAAAAACGCATCTTCTGGCTCCTCAATTCTTTGGACCGTATCAATATCCAAATCAGGAAAATAAAGCTTTACCAGGTCAATTGGAACTAATTTTCTTTCTGCATAATTCATACACTGGTCAATTGTTAAGTGACGCCAGTGAGGATCTGGAAAGAAATTAAATGGGTGAATTGAGCGAATCTTTGGGAGGCCAGATTGATAACGAACAGTTTTTAGTAGCCGCTCTTCTTCCAAGGGCATATCTACTAGCATTGGCTCATTAAATTCATTTAACTCTGGCATAGGGTATTGGGCGTACTCAGGCTGTCCTTCGTTGTATAAAACGTCTTCTGCCCATTCACCAGCATTTGGATCCCACTGAGTTGCCCAAATGCCATTACCAAACACCATCATATTCATCATGCTAGAGTGTTTGGCGTATACCGTTTCACGTTTTTCCCAAAAGTGCAGAATAATAGAGTTTGCTACATCTGCTCTTTTTCTTGCGTCACGTTCGTTTGAGCCGGGAATGCATTCAGGCATCATTCGAGGGGACACAAGCTTTGCGTGATATTTTCTTAATTTGTCCTGAACTTGTGGATTGCTAGACTCAGTAGCTCCCCCCCCAAGAGTAACAGGACGTTGAGTGCGAGGATCATACTCGATACTAGTATAACCAGCGGCAAAAGCAGCATTTTCATACCAACGATACTCCAGTGGCTTTCGTGCGTCTTTATTCCTTTTTACGCATTTTTTAACGTAATCTAGGACTTTTTGTTGCTCATTATACTTAGGCATTTCTAACCCATCCGAAAGGGAGCACTGTTAAGTTCGTCATCAAATCCTTCTTCAAACTCAAACCTACTTGGAGGAGGAAGCATTTGATTATTTACTCCAGGCACCGAAAACCGATTTTGATAACTGCTCACTTGCTCCCCTCCAGCACTAAGGCCTTTCGTGGCATTGTCTATAGAGCCATAACCTTGCCGTGCTTTTTCCAGAGCCTCCGCTTTCCGTTGCGCTTTTAGGGCTTCTCCAAGCTCTGAAGTTCCCCATTTTGCAGCACCTGACGCAACTCCAGTTGTAGCGCCCACTCCGGCCTGCTGAAGCTCCTCGTCTCCCACTGCTCGACCTTGAGCCTTTCTTGTGGCGAGAGAAACCCCTTCGCCAACAACAGCACCTGTAGCCACTCCGGCACCAGGCAAAAGCAAATCAAGTGGTGACGCAGCTATTTGTGTTGCCGTTTTTAGTATCGTTGGCAGATTGTTCTCCCACCAACTGTGAGTCTCTTCGTATGTTGGCTTATACGGAGCTTTGTACACCCTGAATTTGCCAGCCGACCCTGCTCCTTTGCTTCCGCTCCTGAAGTCCATGTTATTGCCCCATCATTTGGTTAGGAATTGCTTGCATTGGCCGAGGCCTTTCTGCTGCTGGTTGCGCGTTTAAAGGCTTGTAAACTTCTGGCTTCCTGGCTTGAGAAAACGGACTTTCAGCCTGTTGCTGCATAGGCTGTTGCTGCATAGGCTGTTGCTGAACGGGCTGTTGCTGAACGGGCTGTTGTGCCGCTGGCTGCTGCATGGGCGCTCCCTGGCCAGACATCCTAGAATCTACGAGTTGTTTTACTGCAGGCATATTTGGGAATCCTGGGTTTTGCACCCTGGAGTGTTTGGCAGACCTGAGTTTGTGAGCGGCGGACAGGCGAGTGCTTGGTCCAGTTGTCGGGTCTGCAATTTCTGCTGCTCGAGCTTGCATTTCTCTTGCCAAAGCTCCTGGCGTAGTCGCGGTAGGCCCTTGAGGCATGGTCTGTGTATACCCAGAAAACGATTGCGCGCCACGCGCTTTAGATTGCAGCAATTCTATTAGAAGAGGCGCTCCCATTTCTTCGTAATATGCCTCCATGTCGGTGACATCTACTTCTGCTGGCAATACGCCTTCTGCTCGATCAACCATGATCACTCACCTCCTGGGTAAAACTCGCCTGTGGTTTCAAAATTACGAACTCGACGAGCCCCTTCTTTGAGAAACTCTTCTGCACTTAAGCTACGAATTGCATTAGCGGCGTGCTTTCCCTGTAGCTCCAGCATCTTTGCAGTGCTTTCTGTTGGGGTATCTGCTGGGAGTCCATAACCTTGGAGGACCTGCCCATGCAAAGATGCGCCAAGTCCTTTTCGTTGTTCTGGGGTCATTTCAGCAAAAATGCGGGCGCGTTGGCCTTCTCGTTCTTTACCTGAAGGATCTTGATACGTCGTTCCGCTTTCACCAAACACTTCATCATAAGCAAGGCCTGCAACCCCACCGCCAACTGTGCCAGCAAGGCCAGAAAACGGAAGAAGGGGTCCTCCCAATTGTTTACCAGTTCCAATCAATGCTTGGTTCCTGGCCATTTCAGCCTGCAAAGCTTGATTTCTTGCAGCTAGTCGCTCCATGGCTTCGTCTGTATGACCTCCCGCTCGCTGAATTGTCATCTCATACGCTTCAGGAACTCGACCACGAGGTTTTGGATTGAAAGGGGCTTCTTGGATAACCCTTTCTTGAAAGCGAGCATCTCGAACTCCAGGCGCTTGCTTGTAGCTAGTAGGGATGTATTTAGTAGACCAGGGCTCTGAATAAGTCACAGCCTCTGTGTATGGAAGAGTCCCACTTCTTTGAGCCGCCAACTGCTCAGGAGTCATCTGCCGGATTCCTGTATTGGCAAACATCCCCCTTTCGTTCTTTAAAAGTGCGCGGCCTTCTAGCGGCCACCCCGCGTCTCGAGCCCGCTGGAGATACACCTCGTCTGGCACCATACGGTAGCCATAATCGTCAAACAATTGCCCAGGCTCAGGAAAAGGTTTTTTCGGTGGTCGCAAAGATGGACCACTTACATCCCTTCCTGCTCTAGCATCAAACAGGTTTTGTGCTGCTCGGCTAGCAGGCCCTCCTACTCGAGCAGCCCCTTGTTGTCCCGCTACTCGTATTCCTGCTCCAAGTCCTGCCGAGCCGCCGCCTCCCGCCAATCCGCCTACAGCCATCCCTGGCTCCATCATGCTAGGAACTCGTTCTTCTGTAAGTGCTGTGCCAGGGATTCTTTGGAATGATGTGGGGTCTACGTTTTCGTAGGACTGTCTTCGTAGAGATTCTTGCGGTGCAATAACGGGTGTGCCGGGGTATTGGCTTGCCACTGCCCATCCAGGCTGTGTCCCAGTCATTTCTCGACCAGCGGGTGCATTTAATCCAAATGGTGTGGATTCGATATTTCCTGGCAGTCGAGGCAGGGTGCCATACGTGTTAACTAGGTCTGCTTCTGGATCGTATGCTCCAAGGCGAGGAACCATTTGATCAACCCCAAAAAACTCCATGGGGGACTGGCCTTCAACGGGAACAGGAGGCAAATCATAAATATCCCTAACCGGCATTTTAACCTCTTATCTTTGAATCCAGAAATTTAACATCGCATTAGAGCCGCGCACATTATTATTCTTCGTATTTGCTTTAACCGTCGCCCTAAGCTGGTCAAAAGTCAAGGGTTTGGGTTCGGCCATAGGTATCTTTTTACGGCACTTTAAACACACTCCACCTGCAACAACTAAGTGGGAGCATTCTTTTGTGGCAGTCGAGTTATCGTCTACCATTATTCTGCCACGGTATGGGAGTTGGCGATTGCCATAAATTCCCAACACCATGCATGTCACTTCGTCATCGTGATACCTTTCGCCTGTAATAGGATCTGTCCCATCCATAGCTTCAGGTAGCATACGGGAGCTTTTCTTAACAAAAACTTCCAACTCTCGCAGTGTATTGGAATTTTTAATTATGCATAGTCCTTTTTTAAAATAAGCCGTCGCAGCACTTACTGCCTCTGACTTACTTCGACCCGTCATTCTCCAGCCCAGGAGTTTTGATGGATTGCTTCCTTCGATGTTATCGGCTGTTTTTCTACGGAAGATGCGGTCCATGGGATAGCAGGACCTAAACATTGCCAGTGCGGCAGCCCCACAAGAATTAACTTCAGGCATTTGCCAAGCCATATTGTAGTAGGCTCCAAGGGCAATAGCTTCTGACGCGGATTCTTCAGGGTAACACTTTTCACGGAAATGCGCTACCTGCTCTAGTGTATCCCCTCGTTTATACACATGGATGACGTTGTAGTCGCATTGGGCGCTTTGTCCTTCTGCATAATCTGAGGAAATAATATATTCTTCGCCTGGAATGGGCGGTTCGTATATTTTAATGGGTCCGAAGCTTTCTGGTACAAACTCAAACATATTTGGAGTTACCATATGATGTGTTTGATTTACTTGGGACATCATAGCTTCTGGATCAGGATCTAACCCTCTACGCCCACTCTTTGTAATTAACTCACCCCTTACCGCAGGGTCTTCTTCTTTAATTCGCTCTGCCTGGTTAGACACCTGGCTCATATCAAAGATGGTAAGCGTCGAAGACATAAACGCTTCGCGCCAGTGAGTGGGGTACTGGTTTTTAAATATCTTGGCTTTACCGTCACAACGGTCTTGGATAGCCCAGCGTCTCCACTCAATCCACCCCATTGGGTGGTAGATTCTCTCGTCTTCGTTTTTTGTCCATCTTGGAACGATGTGGTTTTGCAATAAGTCAAACTCATCATCATCAAGATTTAAAAGAGAGGAGTATTTCTCGAGTCCAGTTCCATCGTTTCTTTTAAAGCATTGAAGCCAGTCATAGAACAACGCTTCATTTTCTTGGGACGGCGTTTGGTGGCATTGCTGTTCATCATCGAGCCAGGAGATAAACACAGGCTCAAACTCGGAGCGACCGGCAACGGCCTCTTCCCACAAACGAGAATACGAATCCCCCCGGCTCTCCGCAGTCGTATCAATGACGATAGCCCCAGTGTTTTTACGCACAGTAGGGAACATTTCCTTAATAATCGTGCTTTGATTGCGGTATTTGGCGAACTCAGAGAGCAAAAGGTACTGAATTGTAGCCCCAGTACGTGCAAGCGGGGTCCTTTCAGTGAAAATTGAGAGGGTAGAATTAAGCCCACTATCGGGCTTTGGTCCCCCGTTTTCCCACTCTAAAAGCTCTTCTTGGGGTATATCACGCCTAAATTCCATGGGTTCTTTAAAAGAACGGGTTCTTCCCCACCGCTCAGGGCGCAAAGAAGACGGATAATTAGTATGGAATATGTGATTACGTCTGTGAATCTCTGCCGCCATGTCATCTAACTGGGCACCGATGACGACGTTCATATTTGGCCGTAGAGACGCTTGTCGGTATGCATCCATACAAAAGAACGTGGTAGACCCAATACGGCGAGCCTTGCACACCACAACGCGCAGAAAGCCCCTGTTGAACCAGTGGCGGTTGACTACTTCGGCTAATCTCTTTTGTACGCGCCGTAGTTTGACCCTTGCGATAGGACCATCTTCAGGAGCGATATGGAGTGGAGCAATATCATTTTCGGCATAGAACGAAATGTCTGCGAGGCAATCAGCCCTAAAAGCTTCAATATGATCATTCTTGATTACCATACATACGCTCTAACGCAGACGGCACGGAAGGGTCTGCTTCGTCTTCACCAACCACAATGGAAGCTCTCTTGCGGTTAATGGGTTCTTTGTTGACCAAGCTACATGCCTCCCGAAACCCTTCTTTGAACTGCTTGGCAGCCGTTAGCCGGTCTTTGGTCAGATGGTTGTTGTCAGACATGATCTCAGCTTCAATACGCGCCGCCGCAAATGTGGCAGCTACCAGGGCACGAGTTGCAGCCCCATGATCACGTTCCGCCTGCCAAGCGAGTCCAGCGAACATAGCATCTACCGTAGACTCCGGCAAGGACCCCAGACGAATGCCTAGGGTAACCTTATCCAAACTGTCGTCGTCTTTCTTTTTAGCCATTACGCCTCGAGCGTTATCTGAACAATAAGTATTTCGACTGGTGCGGTAGTGCCTCCACTATCGCTTGTATAGTCTGGCCCGTGCAAGTTGTTTCTGTATTGAAACGCTGTAGACGTAGCCCCGTATGCACCAGATCGATCACGGCCAATAACAAAAAAACTTGTACGCAAAGTATTACTAATTGCACTTCCGTTAATTTGATTAATAGAAATGGGGTGAGAAGCAATCATAAGAGTAAGGCTGTCGTTACCATCCATGCGAAAGACGCTTATAGGCGTATCGCCAGTGTTCATACCAGCTTGCTCTAACCTACTCACAGAAAAATGCTTTATTTTTAAATTCTCATACCTACGCAAGTCGTCAGGCAAAGAATACTGGATGTCTGTTTTGCTTTTATTACTGGCTGTCAAAGACAAAGCCATATTAAGATACTTTTGAATCGGGGTTACCGCCATAATGCCCTCCTTGGCATAGAGCCCATCACAGGCCCATTCAAAAAGAACATTAACATATAATTAATTTCTTTAAAGTGGCTAATTTCTGGCACACTTCCTGCAATTAATAATATATATATAATAATATATAACTACTAGTGTAATAGTAGTTCTTATTCTCTAGTACTAACTATGTTCTAGTACTATACATATATACTCTTACATACAAAGCTCCATGCTCGAACGGTGGTTTTTAATGTTATGTCTAATGATTACGGTGTGTTATGCTTAATTATGCAGTTAATAGGGGAATTGTGTATAGGGGAGTCAAGTAGAAGCGGGGGGGACACTCGAATTCTAGGTCACACCCTTACCCTCGGGGGTAGTGAGGATCAGGGGCATGCAATACCTGTGCCATGCTAGACCTATGTGCAAATTCTCTACGCATAGTAGAGATATACACCACGCAACATCTGCAGAGTGGAAAAGATTGCAGGCATACCGCAAACTTTAGCGGGTCAATTAATTTCCGCAGGGGTAACGGGGCTCAATTAATTGTGAGTGGGTATCCCCCCCCACTCTATCCCTTCGCACGCGTACGCGCGCAACCCTTAAAAATTTCCCACTCACACAAATCCCCAAACGTCAACACTTTTTTTCGGTGCATCCTGTAACCTAAAAAAAATTTACCCCACCCACAAAAACGATACCCTCTGAGAAGCCCATATTTCAATTCTAAGCGCATAGCACCCCTATGCCCTACCCGTTGGGGTGGGTACTGGTAACAAAGCCCACACAGAGAAAAAGGCCTTGCAGTCCCCCGTTTTTTTTTGGGGATTTTTTTTTATTTTATTTTTTATGCGTTTTTATTGTTGACAGGCATAGAAACGGTATGTGCTAAATGTTCACAGATAGCGAACCCATACAACAGGAGGAAACACCATGGGAATCATCATTAGCACACACAGGGGCCGGGTAGCAGTCGGCACCACATGCCCAGACGAGGCGCACACAGTCGCCTCCCAGGTACTAGGCATTCCAGAAGCTTCTCTTGGTGGAGTGGTCGCAACGGTTGACGATATCAACGACGCGGCCGAATTCTACGGAGCGGAAATTTTATGTGGAGACGATTGCCTGTGTGACGACTGCAAGCACGAGATGACTCTCGAGAATCTACCATCGGACTATTTTCAATAGACACAACACCCGCAAGGGAAAGGGCTAGAACAATGAGCAACGAACAACACCAACAAGAGACAACCGAGCGACCAGAAGGACCTGCACTCCATCTTATCGAAGCCACCCCATCCGGTGACAAGATAGATCATGGCTGGATTTCACTGACAGACTACGACGACTTGGCCGCACTCCTCCATGCTATCCATGACACGAAGACCCATTGGCGCGAGATCGTCGACCAGGAGGGCTTCGGATCTTTAGACTTCGCCAAGTTCTGCGTTGCTTGGAGTATTGACGTGGAGGACTCCTGGGTAACTGAGGGCAATCTCTCCGACCTTGACGATCTCAACACAGACCATGGCGGCGATGGCGTCGAGAAGGCGCATTCTTTGTTTGGCTGGTCTAGTGGGTTTGACCACCTTGACGATTGGCGTGACGTGTCCGCGGAGATCTCCGACCGTCTCGACGGGGTGAAGGATCACAAGGATCAACCCCTTGGAGAGTACGCACAACAAAAGTGGAACGACTACGGGTGCGACATAATGCCCGGATTAACCAATGACGACGGCACACCGATACCTGACCGAATCATCAATATGCTCGACTGGAATCAATACGCCCGCGACTACCTCGACGACCTTTATGAAGACGGTGTGTACTTGTGGCGCACCGACTAGGCGTCAATCCTTGCTCGTGTCTCCGTCTTCGGACGGGGGCACTATGGAAGGACTGAACCATAACACCCGACAGGGAAAGGATAGAACCCATGTTTAAGGTACTTTATAAAATGACAGCGCGACGAGTGAAAGCAATTTGTCAGACTATGGCAGAACGTGCCCCCTGGCTTGACCAATACCACAACGGTGAGACCGTGACCGACTGGGAAGGTTTAGAGGGT